TTATCTATTGCCCTTACATCCCTGTGATGATCCAAAGGACAATTGGCACTAATGATTTTTCACCTCGCGTGGGTCTTATGACCCGCTACGGAGTGGTGGATTCAATTTTTGGTGCGAATTTATACTACCACACAATTCTGTTAGCAGGTCTAGGTGAAGCATTTACACCAGCGAATACCTCGGTCTACTTCTAATAGAAGTCAAGGCAAAACTCTAAGAGAGTCAAGAAGAAATTCTTGACTCTCTTTTTTTTATCATAAAAAAATAATAATATTTTCGGAACAAACATACTTGCAAAAAACAATTATCTGATATAAATAATTGAGACATGAAAGAACAAATTATTAATTTTTTAAATGAAAAATATAAAGGCACGACAAGATTTCTTAAACCGAAAATGTTTATAGAAAACTTCGGAAAAAATTCATATGAAATGATTGAATCAACAATTCCGTGGATTAAAGAACCATTTTCTTTGAAAGTTTTTTGTTACATAAATGATATATTAGAAGAACCTAAATGTAAAATGTGTCAAAAAAGCGTCCCATTCAAATGTTCTGAATTGGTATTTCAAACTTATTGTAGCAATAAATGTAGATATGATGATGATGTATATATTAAACAAAAATCAGCTAAAACAAATTTAAAAAAATATGGGGCTAAAAATGTTTTTGCATCAGAATATGGTAAAAATAAATTAAAAGAAACATTATTTGAAAAATATGGATCAGATAATTACACCAAAAGTAAAGAATATAAAGAAAGATTAAAAAATGGAGACATAAAAATAAATTATAATGGAAAAAAATCTGGACAAACTATGATGAAAAATCATTATAGCAAACTGAAGGAAAAATACCCAAATGTTATACCCATGTTTAAATTTGAAGAATATCGTGGTTCTGGTGATTATATGATAGAATATGATTGGAAATGTAGAAAATGTAAACATTTATTCAAAAGGTGTTTAAATGTAAATTATTCAATGGTATGCCCAAAATGTAACAGACATGGTACAAACATAGAAAGATTCATACATAACTATTTGCACAATAAAAAAATATCATATACAATTAGAAATAGAAAAATAATAAAAAATCGAGAACTTGATGTTTACGTTCCAGAATTAAACATAGCTATAGAATGTAATGGATTGTATTGGCATAGTGATTTAATGAAAAGCAAAAATTATCATCTCGATAAAACGGAGCAATGTGAATCTAAAGGTATAAGATTAATTCAAATATTTGCCGACGAGATTCATTATAAGAGCAAATCCGTTATTAATAGACTTAATAATATATTCAAATTAAACAAGATTAAAATATCTAGCGATGATTGTGATGTTAGAGAAGTCGATTTAGATACAACAGAAAAATTTTTATTAAAATATCACTTGGAAGGTCCAGATAACCCATCACATAGATACGGTCTTTATTATAAAAATAGACTTTTATCCGTAATGACATTTGAGAAATGTAAAACCGAAGGATTGTATAAGTATTCCAGATTTTGCACTATTAATGGAGTTGATATTTTAAATGGAGAAAAGAAAATGCTTGAATATTTTCTAAAACAATTAAACCCCTTAAAGGTTATTGCGAGATCTTGTAGAAGATGGAATGATGGTAAAAATTACGAAAATTTAGGATTTAAATTTGCAGGAAAAAGTAATCCAAATTATTGGTATACTGATAAATCTTATATTTATAGATTCCACAAGTTTGCATTCGCAAAACAACTTCTTCCTAAAAAATTGGAAAACTTTGACCCCGCATTATCAGAAAAAGAAAACATGAAAATAAATGGATATAAAAGAATATATGACTGTGGAAGTTTGAAATACGAACTAATTCCCCAATAATTCAAGCCAAATAAAAAACCCCTTGGCAATAAACCAAGGGGTTTTTCTTTATATATTGTTCTATTTCTTATTGATCAAAGAGTGATTTACCAGTCTTGAGGCTTCCAACTTTGTTCTTGGAAGGATTGGTAAGTTCCGACTTATGATCGAGAGGGTGTTTACCAGTTTCTGTGCCAACTGTATCAGTTACCTTTGCATCAGCCTTACCAGAAGAAGCCTTGATATTACCAGCGGCAGCAAAGCCTTTTTGGAGCTTGTGACCAGCGGAATCTGGAAGTTTTTCGATGTCGGTTGTTTCATACATACCGTGTTCATATTCTTCTTCGGCATCTTCGTCTTCATCGGAATCAACTCCGAGGTCTTCTAAATCCGTGTCAGATTCATCAGAACCTTCGTCATCTCCCATTGAATCGGCTACTTGTTGAAGAAGGTCGATTGCCTTTTGAAGCATTTCTTTGGGTGATTCAGTTGATTCGTCGCTATCGGAATCAGTTTCGCTATCAACGTCAAAGTCTTCGACATCTCCAGCAGAACCTTCTGGTCCCATACCAATGCCTGTGTTTAAGTTAAGTTCGTCATTCTTCATGACATCTTCGTAGAGTTTATCAAATATGCTCATAAATTTATTTATACCTTGTTCATCTAATTTTTTGGTTTTTTGTGAAAATTTTTCATTTTTCTTTGCCTTGGTGAGATTTTTTACATTTTGAGGTCCACCCTTTTTAAATGTAGAAGGCTCTTTTACAACTTCTTCGGATCTTTTAAATGTATCTTTTGGAAATTTGGCCTTGACTTTTTGGCTTTTCTTTTTAGTGGATACCGATTCATTGATTTGTGTAGCAGCTGCTGCACTAGCTTGTTGCATTGCACGGTAAATATTACCAATGTCTTTGATTGATTTTGATCTGTTCATCATAGGTTTTAATGTATTTATGCTTTTAACGTTCTAAATATTTGAAATGACAACAAAAAAAAGTCCAAAAGAAAAATTTTATTTGGGAAATACAAACCTCCCAACAGCACAAACGCAATATGATTACACTCCTGACATGATTAAGGAGATTGCAAAGTGTAGAAAAAATATTCTACACTTTGCGAGTAATTATTTCTATATTATCAATGTTGATGAGGGTAGACAGAAGATTAAACTTCATAAGTTTCAGAAGAGAATTTTGAAGGCATTAAGTGAAAATAGATTCAATATCTTGTTGGCTAGTAGACAGATAGGAAAAGCATTGGCACTAGATACTCCAATTAAAACCCCAAATGGTTGGACAACTATGGGAGATTTAAAAGATGGAGATGTTGTTTTCGCTCTTGATGGGAATCCTTGTAATGTTGTAAAAGCCCATGACGTTTTACACAATAGAAAATGCTATGAAATAGAATTTGAAAACGGTGAAAAGATTGTTGCAGATGCTGATCATCGTTGGTTTACTCAAAACTTAAGTGAAAGAAAATGTAAATCAGATGGAAGCATTAAAACAACCGAAGAGATATTTAAAACACTATACAAAAATAAAACTGAACCAAATCATAGAATACCTTCATGTTTGGCTGGATTAAATTGCGAAGAAAAAAATTTAATCATTCCTCCGTATGTTTTGGGATTGTGGTTAGGCGATGGTGCAAATGAAAGTTCCAGAATAACAGTTGGAGATAGAGATATAAACGAAACTCTGGAACTTTTAAAAGAATACACGCAATACAAAGTGACTTGTAAAAAATGGAAACAGCAAGCATATAGTTTAAATTTGGGAATGTTAAGTGGAAGATACGGGATGAAAAAAGAAACATCTTTAAGTGAAGAATTGAGAATCATGAATCTTTTTAACAATAAACATATACCAAATGAATATATGTATTCCTCCAGAGAACAAAGACTGGAATTGTTAAAGGGTCTAATGGACTCTGACGGATATATTGATAAAAATGGAATAGGTATTTTTTATAATACAAATTTAAAATTAGCTATACAAGTTAAAGAATTAATAGAAAGTTTAGGATATAAAACAACTTACAAAACATTTATTCCAACATTAAAAGGAATAGATTGCAGTGAATGTGCTGAAGTTATTTTCAAACCAAGAGAATTAGTATGCAAGCTTTCATTTAAAACATCTAGAATCGAAGTTAATAATACCGAAAAACCAGAATCAAATAAAAGAAATCAATGGCACTATATAAAGTATATAAGGGAAGTTGAATCTGTTCCAGTTCGTTGCATTACTGTGGATTCTCCAGATAGCTTATTCTTGGTTGGAAAAAGTTTAATACCAACATCTAATACCACCCTTATGACAATTTATGGATTATGGGTTGCATTATTTGAAGAAGATCAAAGAATTCTGATTGTTGCAAACAAAGAACAAACCGCAAAAATGATTCTCAAAAGAATTAAAACAGCATTTGAAATGATGCCAAATTTTATCAAAGCTGGTGCGGTGGAATATGGTCAAACAAATATTTCACTTTCCAATGGTTCTTCTATTGGTATCTCCACAACAAGTAGTGATGCGGGTCGTGGTGAATCGGTCAATCTTTTAATTTTGGATGAGTTGGCCTTCCTTGATGCTGGCCTTTTAGAAAGCTTTTGGAAGTCCGTTTATCCCATTATTTCATCTGCCAAAAAGTCCAAAATTCTTGCAGCATCAACACCGAATGGTATAGGAAACTTATTTCATGAACTTTGGGAAGGTGCAATAAAAAAAGGAGAAGAATGGAATGGTTGGCACGGTGAAAGAGTTGACTGGTGGGAAGTTCCAAGTAGAGATGAAAAATGGAAAAATGAAACAATACGCACTCTAGGTTCCAGAGAAGCATTCATGCAAGAGTTTGAAAATGCATTTCTAGCATCTGGTGAAATTCCAATTGACAAGGATGTTTATGATATGTTGGAATCTGGTTGCAAAGATCCAGAATACATTTTCGATGATGGTCAATATGTTGTATGGGACGAACCAAATGAAAAATGTCATTATGTTGTTGGTGTGGACGTTGGAGAAGGTTTAAATCAAAATGCTACAGTATGTCAGATTCTAAACATCACAGACTTAACAAATATCACACAAGATGCCGTATATTATACAAAGAAAATATCACCATATTATTTTGCTCAAAAATTACACGATCTATTGCAACAATGGGGAAGACCACCAGTGCTTATAGAAAGAAACGGTTGTGGAGCACAAGTCATAGATTCTCTAAAAATGAATTATGGTTATGAAAATATTGTAACATGGGGAACAAAGGGCGCAATATCCAATGATTTCAAGGCAACAAACAAGGCTGGTATTATAAGTCACCAAAATTCCAAGATAGAAGCGGTTACAAATATGAGATACTTTCTCAATGAAATGAGAAGCATCAAAATAAGAGACATAAAAACATTAAGTGAAATTAAGGACTTCATTCGTCATCCAAATGGAACATGGAGTGGTAGAACTGCAAACACTTTGGATGATAGGGTTATGGCTCTTGTTTGGGCAACCGCCATTTTCATCAATGAGATTTGCAAGAGATATTACGAGATGATTGCAATGGATGACAATCAAAGACCATTAAAAATAAAACCTATCGATTATGGAATCACAGATATAGTATCTCCAAGCAATATATACGTGAACGAAAAAGATGCGCAAGCATTCATGCCACTTCCCACTGTTTTTAGTAATCCGATTGGAACGAAAGATGAATTTTCCAATATTCCAGATTATGAAATCTTAAAAAAAGATGGTTGGGATGTTTTCACAAAAGATTTCAACTTCTAAATAATTAATATGTCAAATTTGTCCATTTTCCAATCTTCATTCAACAAGCAAAGAAAAGACAAATTCATCATGGTTTTCGATCTTCCGAAGATTTTGAAACCAGAGAAGTCAATATTGGAAAGAGGTAATAGTAAAGTAATGCCAGATACAGTTCAGTATTCTCTTTACGGAACCGTAATTCCATCCCTAAACATTCCATCCACAAATGTACCATATGCTGGACAAGTTCCAAAGGTAACAACATTCAATCGTCCTGCATTTGAAAATATGACAGTGAATTTCACGGTTGACAATCTTTTTAACAACTATTGGGTATTGTACAGATGGCTTAATTGTTTCAATGATGGAAAAAAAGGATTATATAAAACCCCAATTCCATCCAAAGGTTTGATGCCAGACTATCAAACGACAATCACAGTATATGGCAGGGATGAATATAATAAAAACGTAATAAAATTTAACTTTTATCATTGTTTTCCTGTAAGTCTTGGTGGAATAGGATATTCAGACAGGGATGCCACTGAAATGGAATCATCGTTTCAGTATGCATATCACCAATTTGAAGCGGAATTGTTACCAGAAGAATAATTTAGAATAAATTTGCAAAAAAAATATTTTTTTAAATTATTTTTTATTTTTACTTTAAAATAATATATTTAAGACTAAATAATAATAGATGATTGGAATGCCACCAGAACTAAAAGAATACGAAATGCACAAATCATTTAAGTTTAGGTTGCTACCTACGCAAGATCAAATGATTCTTTTGGAAAAGCATTTTGGTTGTGTGAGATTCATATACAATCATTTTCTTTCAGAAAAGAAAAAACATTATCTGGAAAATAAAACTACATTAAATTTTAATCAATGTGCGGGACATTTGGTTGCAAAGAAAAAAAAAGAAGAATTTAAATGGTTAAAAGATGTTAATTCTCAAGCTTTGATTTCAGCTTTAATGAATTTGGAAACAGCTTATGGTAAATTTTTCAAAAAAGAATCTAAATTTCCTAGATTTAAATCTAAAAAAAATAAAAAATCATTTAAAATACCCCAATATGTCTCTTTAAAAGAAAATAATCTAGTTAAATTTGCAAAATTCAAAGAAGGAATCAAAATAATAAGACATAGAGAACTAAAAGGAACAATTAAATCAGCAACTATTTCTAAATCAGCTACAGGAAAATATTACATTTCCTTTCTTTGTGTTGTAGAAAAACCGAATGTACATAAAAAAACAGGTAAAAGTATTGGAATTGATTTAGGACTGAAAGATTTTATCATTACTTCAGGGGGACAAAGATATTGCAACCCGAAATACACAAAGAAGTATGAAGTGAAGTTAGCAAGAAAACAAAGAATTTTAAGTAGAAAAGAAAAAGGATCAAAAGGAAAAGACAAAGCTCGTTTGAGCGTTGCTAAAGTACATGAGAAGATAACCAATTCTCGTAACGATATGCAGCATAAAGTTTCTTCCAAACTAGTAAGAGACTATGATCTGATTGCCATAGAAGACCTGAATGTGAAAGGAATGGTTAAGAACCATAAACTTGCTAAGGCAATATCAGATGTAGCATGGTCAAGCTTTGTGACCAAATTAAAGTACAAAGCAGAATGGAATGATAAGGAAGTGATCGTTGTAGATCGTTTCTATCCGTCTTCCAAAACATGTAGTTGCTGTGATCATATCAAAGAGTCATTGAATCTTGATGAAAGAATTTGGACTTGTTCAAAGTGCAATACCATACATGACAGAGATGTTAATGCTTCGAAAAACATTTTAAGAAGAGCATTAGCAATTCAATCGGCAGGAACTGTCGATAACAGGAATGGAGCTAAGGTAAGACCAAAGGTTGTTTCTAAAGCAACTAAAGGCACTGGCGATGAAGTTCTTAAAAAGAAGAATGTGCGTAAGTATATTCTGAAGCCCTCATGTTTAGCATAAGGGTAGTTCACGGCAAGTACAATTCAATCGACATTTAAGTTAGAATTTTTACTGTAAAAATTATTTTTTTTTATTCTTAAAAAAAGTGATTTGAAGAAGCATAAATAGTTACATCATGGCAAGAACAATTCAATCACCGGGTGTAGAGATCAAAGAGATCGACCTTACACTTAGACCCGTTACAATCGAAGGAACTTCAGTTTTTATCGCAGGTTTTTCCCCACAAGGACCAATCGATGAAGTTCTTCAACCAACAAGTATTTCTGAATTTGAACAAATTTACGGTTCACCAACAAATGCAGCCGAGCGTTATTTTTATCATACCGTTAAAAACGTTGTAAATTCATCCCCTGCTCGACTTCTTGTAACACGTCTTCCTTATGGTAACAACAAAGGTGATGGTTTCTCTTCTTGGAGATATAGTGCTCTAGCATATCCTGTAAAAGCACTTTCAGCATTTAATACATATAATGTGATTAGCATCACCATTAATACTGGTGGTGATTACGATAAAACCAAGGCATTAAATGTGCTTATTGGTGGAAATAATATTCCAACCTTAAGTGCGGATTTCAGTTCTACAACCAATGCGATAACAGCTGTTAAAGGAACATTTCCGATAAATGTATCAAACACCGCAGTTTCTTTTTCTGCCGCATATACACCCGCAAGCAATGCCACAGCAACTGCGAATTTCGTACTTTCATCGACTGTAACGGGTGATTCGACTTTAAGTGCTGCCCAAACATATTTCATCGGAAAACCGACACACCTTGAACTTAGTGTGGAAGAGTATCAAAGCATTGTAGAAGGAAATATCGATTGGTCGAATTCTCCAACAGCTACTACCTTCACAAATTCCAATCTTGGTCAATCTTCCATAATTGTTATCAATAAATCACAAACAACGGTTAATAACAAATTCGAAGGTTACTATGTTGGATTTGCTGATAATAGTAATTTCAATCCAGCCACTCAATTTGATTCCATTCGAACAGTTGAGGGAATTCAATCTTCTTTGAGTGCAATCTCAACTTATACAACAGTTCCAAAAAATCGTCTAAATTTCAGTCTTTCTGCAACCAAGTTTGGAAGCGGAGATTCCATTTCAGAGGTTATGGAAAATCTATCCAAGTTTGATATCAGCGAAACCGCATATCAAGATAGTGCAGCATTCGGTATATTCAAACTTCGCCAAAGCATTTTCACTCCAGATACAATTTCTCTCGATTATGTTTTAACTGAAAATTATACAGGATCCTTCGATTACCACAGACAAGTTGGAGATCAAAATGGTGGATCACCTGTAACATTTAACATTTCAAGACTCGCTGAAGATTCCTCAAACATCAATGTTATTGTAAACCCATATATCAGTAACAGATATGCTGATACTTGGCTCGATAATAATGGAATTCCAACTAAAAAAGTTAGATTCCTTTCCAAGCAAATTGAACAACCACTTTCCGATTCAGGATTTATCGATACTCAAGCAACTTATCTTACAAGAGTCGGTGCAGCATCTGCTACAGTTGCAACTATAGCATCTGCTTATGGATACGCTGATTCATTATTCCCTCTTGGTGTATATAGCAATACTGTGGCATCGGATAAATCAATTGGATCTCTTCCAAAGAAACTTGATCGCGCTCTAGAACTAGTTGAAAGCGATGAACTTTATCCAATCGATATTGCACTTGAAGCTGGTCTTGGTACAATTTATGTAAATGCCATTGAACAATCTGGTCAAACAACTGAATCTGGATATGCATCTGCTGGAGAATATATCGAAAGTACTCCTTTAAATGCTCTTTCTGCATTTTATACAACGAATTCGGAAAACTTAAACGCCGATGGTCTAAGAATTCGTGGAAATTACACAGCTATTTCAAATATTTTCATCAATTATGCTGAAAAAGTTAGAAAAGACTTCTTGGTTGTTTTAGATCCAATTAGAAACATTTTCATTCAAGGTACAAATAGCAAAGTTATCAACACCAAAAAACTTTGGTCGCCAAATGCTGGAAATGATCCTGATCCAACTGCTGCTGGATACGTTACAACAAACTTCTCTCAACATATATATTGGCCTTTAAGACATCAATTTGGAACAACAAATTGTTCTTATGCCACAACATATGCAACTTGGGCGCAAGTATTGGACCCACAAAGCAATCGTCAAATTTGGATTCCATTCTCAGGATTTGCTTGTGCTGCAATGGCAAATACGGATTCGAACTTCCAACCTTGGTCAGCACCAGCTGGCTTCACTCGCGGTGTTCTCATTGGAGTAAACGATCTCTCAATTTATCCTAAACAAAAACAACGTGATCAATTGTATAAGATTTCCATGAATCCAGTACCATTCTTTCCGAATGAAGGATTTGTGATCTTCGGTCAAAAAACCTTATTGAAGAAACCTTCAGCTTTTGATCGCATCAACGTTCGTCGCTTGTTCCTAGCCTTGGAAAAAGCAACAAAACAAACAGCTAGATTCTTTGTATTCGAGCCTAATACTCTCTTTACAAGAACTCAAGTCATCAACGTTCTTGCTCCTATTTTTGAAAATGCGAAAAACACGGAAGGTGTTTATGATTACAGAATCGTTTGTTCTGAACTAAACAATACTCCTGATGTAATCGACAACAATGAACTAAAAATTGACATCTATATTCAACCAGTAAGAACAGCAGAGTTTATTCTTGTAAACTTCTATGCAACCAGAACTGGAACAAATTTTGATGAACTAATCGGAGGTTAATTAATAAATAATTAAAATACTATGGCAGCTACAAAACAAACCATTCAAGATTTCTACAGAGTAGCATCACAACGCGATTTCGCACGTGATGTGCAATTTAGAGTTTTAAGCATTACACCGCAAGGTACAACTACTAAATTTGATGAAAACGATCTCGTCTATGCACGAACAGCATCACTTCCTTCCAGACAGATTGGAAATGTGCCTACGAAATATATGGGATTGACCTTCAACATACCTGGCCTAGCAACCTATCCAGGCTCTGAGGGTTATGAAATTAGTTTCTATTGCAGTGCTAATTCTGATCTCAGAAAGAAATTTCTTTCTTGGTCAAACGATACATTTAATGATGCTAATAGCACAGGTAATTATCTAACCCCAACTCAAAATTCTACAATTGATCTAGTTCAACTTGATGTTAATTTTGAAAAAGTTAACCAATATCAATTGGTTGGCGTTAGTATCAGAGATGTTGGTCCATTGGCTTATCAGATATCTGAAGGATCAGGAAACGTTTTAAGCTTTCCAGTTAAACTCGCCTACCATTACTGGAGAGAAGTTAAAAATAGTTAAAATTTCGTCCTTTCCCGATAAATAATTAAAATGGGATCTGGATTAAGCGATGCATTTAATAATGCATTAAATGGAATTAAAAAAAACGTGGGAGGTGTTTTCTCTGGAAGAAATCCTCTCACTCAACCTCAAGTTGGGGAACTATTTGGTTTTAATATCCAAGGTGCTCCATTAATATCAACAAGAGACTATTTTCTTCTTCAATTAGAATCTTGGTTAACTGCAATACCTCTTCAGTCTCAATGGATTGTATTAATTCAACCATTTCCTCAGTGCATCAATACAAGCATAATTCAAGGTTTGGAAAGAACTGGTGGAGATTATAAAAATTATGACATTGATCAAGCAAGAAGTATTTTAACATCATACCCATTTCAAAAAGTTAATGGTTGTTTATTTGCTCAGAGCGTTCAACTTCCAGATGAAAAAATGACGATTGAAAGGGCAAATATATCAAATCCTAGGGGTTTTTTGCCAGGCATTATTTCAACAGGCAGAACTCCTTCAAATTCATTAACAATATCATTTCTGGAGACAAACACTTCATTTGCAGATTTCGTAATAAGACCTTGGGTTATTGCAGCTGAACACTTTGGTTTTGTTGCAAGAGAAAACGATACAACAACAAAAAGAGATTATAGAAATGTAAAATCCACTATATACGTTTTACAATACACAAGAACATTTCAAAATGTTTCCATGATTCCAAGAAAAGTATGGACATTTTTCAATTGCGCTCCGATCACAGTTAATTCGAAAACGTTGGGATACGAAGAACCAGCTTCGGCCCCAACAATAGAAACAAATTGGACTTATACTGATTATGCACTATCCAATTCACTTTATCTTCCCCTCCCAAATATAATAGATAGAATATCAAATGCATTTAGAGGTAATTTTCCAACAATCAGCCCATTCCAAGGTGGAAAAGGAAATGGAAATTTTCCGCAAAATATTACAGGTTTTTTATAAAAATTTATGGATATTTTTACAAAATGCCATATTCCGAGCATTGGTGAAGAATTAAAGGTTAATAAACTTTGTTTTGGTGATTACTTTCAACTCAATTCATACATTTCCAATAATGATTTTGAAAACATAAGTAATACTTTTGATCTAATTTGTCAAAAATCATTAAACGATACAAATCTTACAAATTTAGACAAGTTTATTTTATTAATGCATTTAAATTGCGAATATCTTGAACCCATATTAAAATTACAAGCAAAGGATGCCGAATCCAATTCGGTAACTTATGAAATTTTTTTAAAGGATGTTATAAATAAATCGAAAAAATATGAATTGGATAATTTTCCACTACCAAAACAGTTTTATTATTCAGATGTAAATGATATATTGAAAGAAACTGGTAAAAGTACAGAGGAAATAAAGGAACACATAGAGAAGAACAAGATTTTAATGTTTGAGATTCCAGATATGATTAGAAATATTCCTAATGTTTATTTTAATTGTTTCGATAATACTCTTTTTTACTTTTTAAAATTGGTTTACTCAACGGATAAAAATAATATATACGGTAAAATAAAAAAATTAAAAAAAGAATATAATTTTCTTCTTTCTGAAATATATGAAATGAGTCCAAAAGAAATAGCCTTGTTTCTCAGCGATAAATAATTGAATGGCAGAAGAAAAAAAAACTCCAGAAAACGTTTTTGCGATAGATAATCCAAAAGATATTTCATCCGCGAATAAAGGAATGAACGTTGAGTCTTCGGAGGAAAAACAAAAAGAAGAGTTGGTTCTGGAAACTAAAGACATGACATTGGAGGATTTGAAATCATATCTCCAAAAAAATAATGTTATTGTCAATGAACAAAATATTGAAAATTATTACAATCAAATTGTTGAAAATAAAAAATATATAAACGAATATAACAATGCAATAAAAGAATTGGATGAAGCCAAAAAGATTTTTTCAGACAAAAATGAAGAAATCGGAAGAACGGATAATCCAGATAAAACAATTGTTTCAAAAATATCCGAATTGGAGAAAAGACTTGCAGATTTGAACGTGGAAAAACAAAAAAATGAAGATTCGATAAAATCCACGATTAATAATATTTTCAATGAAAATAAAACGGAAAATTCAAAAAATGTAAATTTTGAAACAAAAAATAACGTTTTAAATATGGCATTGAATGGAGTTCAAAAGCCTGTACCTGTTGAAAAAAAGATTGAAAATGTAGAAAACAAATCGAAAGAAGAAACGAAAGAAGTCGAAAAAGAAATCACAAATCCCACAGTAGAAAAGGTTGTAGAAGAACAACCCAAACAAAGTTCAATAGCAGTAGAAAAGGTTGTAGAAGAACAACCCAAACAAAGTTCAATAGCAGTAGAAAA